CGGTATTTCTGCCCATCGCCATCGGCTTCGGGGGTGTTGCCCAGGCGCTGGGCCAGCCTGCCGGTGTCGTACTTGGCCAAGTAGGCATCGCCGCCCAGCTCGCGGACGTAGCGGAGCTGGCCTGATTCGTGACCGATCTGCGCGATGAAGGCGGCCATGCGCAGGCGGGTGATGATGGCGTACTTGCCCATGCTGGCGTTCAGCGCAGGAACAAAAACGCCAGCTTTTGCGCTGGCGTTGGGGAGGATCTGCAGCAGCTGCTGCGTGGTGATAGGCATAGGGGTTCTCCAGTGGTGGCCGCTGGGGCCGTTAGGGTTTCAGCTGCACGGTCTTGAGCTGCTGCGGGGCTTTCTTCGTCTTGCCTTTGGCCTTGGCTTTGCCTTTCTTGCCACCGTTGCATTCAACCGTGGTGGTCCAGCCGGACGGGGTAAACACCTGCTCGACGGAGTCCACCAGGTACTCGCCATCAAGGCCGGGCTTGAAGCCTTGGGCACTGATCATGCGCTCGGCAAACAAGTCAGTCCGACCGACCATTTCCAGGCGCACACCGGCGGTGCTGCGGTTGAACGCGGCCAAGCGGGCCTTGGCAGCCTGCTGGGCGGCGGACTTGTTCGGGTAAATGTGGCGGTCGGTGTGTACCGGCGGCAGGCCATCGGGGGACTCGTCGTTGTTGAGGTCGACCACCTGCAGCGCTCCCGACTTCTTGTCCTGGTGCCTGGCCTGCACGGCTTTGTGGGTGGTCTTGTCACCGAGGCGGAACTGATAGCGACTCACGTCCTGGCGGGTGATGGTGACCGTGCCGAGGGCCTTGCCACTGGCGCTCTGACCACCCTGACGCGGCATGACCAGCAGCTTGCCGTCACCGACCTTGGCGGTGCAGTCGTAATGCCTGGCCAGGCGCGTGATGAAGTTGAAGTCCGACTCGTTGAACTGATCGATACGCGGCACCTTGGTGGCCACCGGGCACACTGGCTGCCAGCCGTTGCGCGCCGCAAGGTCGCGGACAATCTGCTGCAGCGGCACCTCCTCCCAACTGCCGCTGCGGGTGGTCTTGCCACTGCCGCGCATATCGCTGGCCTTGCCGCGAATCACCAACGAGTCGGGTGGCCCCGACAGCTCGACCTCATCGACTGTGTAACGGCCTAAACGTGCCAGCGCCTGCCCTTCATAGCCCAGGTACACCTCGATATGCGCCCCACGACTGGGCAACTCCACAGCTTGATCGCGGTCATCGATGCGCAGCTCAAACTCATCCGACTCCATGCCAGGCTTATCCGAGGTACGCAGGTTTAACAGGCGGTCGTTTATCAGTGAGGTAATGTCCCTGCCATCGGCGACAAGGCGAAAAATTGGTTTCATGGTGTGTGCTCCAGAAAAGCAAATCCCCGCACAGGGCGGGGCTTCGTCGTTACGTATGCCGCAGGATCAATCCCACAGCCTGACCAGCGCCTCGGTCGGCACCGGCAGATCCGGCAGCACAATCAGTACTCCGGCCCGGTACGGCTGCGACACCTCCGCCAGGCCCTGATTGGCATTCAACACCGCCTCGACGGTGCCGTTGAGGTGGCCGTAGTAGTGCTGACAGAGGGTGTCGAGAAGATCCCCGTCAGACGTTCTGCATGTCGTCGCCATAGCTCACGAACTCCAGGCTAAAGCCTTGCTTGCGCGGAATGCCACCGGCCAACAGGCTGCTCTGTTCCTCATCCAGACTCAGCAGGCACCAGTTACCCAGCACCTCGCCATAACCCGTGGTCAGTCCCAGCGGCCGCAGATTCCGGCCAATGCTGCGCAGGGTGTCCAGCTGCTTGAGCCCACCCTTGTGCCCCGGAAAGATCGCGCCTTTGAGACTCAGCTTGTCCTCGCCCTGGCCGACAGCTTGCTGGGCAATGCTCCGGCTTAAGCGCTCCTGACCCGCCCAGCGAAATGCCGTCTGCCGACGCAGCTCATCGAATGCCGCCGTGTCGAGATTGAAGTAATACGGCTGGGCATTCGGCTCCAGCGGCTGAATGATCAGCAGGTGCGGGAACGGCGTCACCGCCTCGGCCGCTGGAGTCAGGTCCGGCGCGAATGAGCCTGTCGGCAGGATGTTGCCGAGGGACGGGCTGATCTTGCCCGCGATGCGGTTGATCGCGGCTCCCGCCTTCCCGGCCTGTTCCTTCAGCGAACCCAGGCGCTCCTGCACCTGACCGGCCGCACTCACCGCCTGGTTGTACTTTGCCGCCACCTCGCCGACCATGGACTGCGCCGCGTTGATCGCTCGCATGCTCCGCTGCAGCTTCTCACCTACCAACGGCCCCACGAAAGGCAGGCTTTCAAGCTCAGACGCGGCGCCGGTCATGTCGCCAATGGCGCCATTGAGCGGGCCCAGCATGCCGTCCAGACTGGTTCGCCCGGCCTCACCCGCTTTCACTATGTACTTGAGCCCCGATTGCAATTGCTCCATGTAGGCCATGGCACCTCCTTAAACGTGCGGCGCATCAGACAACTGACGAGCCACAGCCTGCCGACTGAACTCTTCAAACTGCCGTTGCATGTACGGCGCCAACTCACTGGCCAATCGTGCGGGGTCTTTCACATCGCCCTGAACATTGATGGCTAGATTGGGCGCGAAGCTGAAAGCCTGCTCAACTGTCGGCGTGACGGGCTTGCTCTGCTCGACCACCTTGGCAGCAACGGGCAAAGCAAGCGCCGGTGGAGGTACCGCCGCGACCAGGGAGCGCACAACATCGCCCATACCACTGGACTTGTCCGAAGGCTCGCCCTGCCCGCCTTTCAGCACCTCAGGTTTGCTTTGTTCAACCACCCTGGACACTACAGGGGCAATCGATGCTGGCACCTGAGGAACCTTCTCAAGAGCACGCATGGCCATGCCAATTGCCTGCCCCTGATCTACCGGAGCAGGTTCAGGCCGAGGCTTGGCGGCTACGGGATCAAGCGATAGTGTCTGAGCGAAATCCTCCCCAAGACCAGCCCCAGTACCCTTGAATCCGCCCTCCTGATCGAGCGAATCACGCCGGGCGAAGGCTGGCAGCTGGGCATAGCGGCGCTCAATCTCCTCAGGGCTCATCGCATCAAGCTCCGCCGCCGACACTGCAGCTGGCCGCGCCGCTGGCTTTACCGCCGCCGTCGCCGGAAGTGCTCTAACCACAGGCGTTACCTCCGTCGGCAATGCGAGAGTCGGCCGAGCTTCCGGCTGTACCGCCGTGGCAGGTACGACTGTGGCAACCTCGACAGGCGACGACTGCAAGGTGGTGGGTGGTTTCTCCAGCACGCCGTTATTGCCACTGTCCGCGACTTGCTCCGGCTTTTCCTCCTCACCAAACCAGGACTTACCCAACATGCCGCCTAGGCTCTGGCCACCCATGCCACCGATGATGGCGCCGACAGCACCGCCGATGGCCGTGCCGATTACCGGCACCACCGAGCCAATCGCGGCCCCCGCTGCAGCACCTGCCAACGAGCCCGCAAGTCCTCCTGCAGCACCGCCATAGCCCTCGGCCTTTTCATCCTGGGTCTTGGCATTCACCAAGGTATCAATGCCCATGATGCTGGCATCGAGCACACTGCCACCTGGCACGCCCCGGGCAAACTTACTGACCTTGCCCATGGTGCCGAGCACTTTGCCGAACATGCCTGGGGATGGAATTGGCGTAGCAACCGGACGAGGCATGGCCGGTCGTGACGCGGTTCGCCGGGCGCCCGATGAGCGCTGCCGAGTCCCGCTCGCTCCACGCCCTTGCCCTCGGCGACGTGACGAACGTCGACCGCCGGATTGCGACCCACCTGCCGAAGCACCAGGCCCGCCCAGTGCGTTGGCATTGACGACGAACACCCGTTGCGGCTCGCTGCCGCGCCCTCCATCAGCGTCATTGCTGGCCCCCAGAATTGCACCCAGACCTTTCAAGCCTGTATCCACGGGGTTGATGCCAGTCTTTCCACCCTTGCTTGCGACGCCACCCACAACATCGCTGCCGCCACGACCAAGCAATGCACCACGCCCGATGTTGACTACGCCACGGGCCACCTTGAACGCGTTGGCCGCAGTCATCAGTGCCATCAGCGCGGCGCCGACCGCAGTGATACCCAACACGACTGACTGCGAGCCATCCGACAAACTGGTAAACCCTTGGGCCACCGTCTTGATGCCCTTGGCCACCAGGTCGGTTGCGGGGCGGATGGCATCGCCGATGCTACGCATGGCATCGTCGACCGCTTGCCCCGTTTCAGCCCACATCTGCGATGAGGTTTCACGGCGCTCTGCCAGGTTCTTGTCGAGGATCCCCGCCGCGTCCTGCGAGTCCTTTTTCAGTTGCTCGTACAACCCACGGTTGGCTGAATAGGCCGTTAACGCTGCCTTTACCTGCATGTCGGCGAAGATGTCGCCGGTACGCAGGGACTGCTCCAGGGCATTGAGCATGGCCTTGGCTTTCTCGGGATCCGTTTCCTTGCTGATCTTGGCCTGGGCTTCGGCCATTTTTGCTGCCTTGGCCGGGTCAGTGGCCTGGATGTACTTCATCGCCAGGGCAAAGCTGGATTCCAGCGTGGACATGCCATTCTGGATGCCGGTGTTAAGGGAGGCCTGGTAGTCGATACCGGCGTCTTTATACGCCTTGACCACGTCCCCCGAACCGATCTTCTCCATCCAGTTCTTGAGGTTGTTGGCCGCCTCATCCGAGCCACCTGCAGTCTTCATCTGCACCTGCAGCATCGCGCCCAGGGAACTGACCGCATCCATACCGGTACTGCCGTTCTTCTCCATCGACGCCAGCAGCTGCGGGAACCACCTGGCCATGTCGGCGGCTTCAAAGCTGCCCGCCTGCCCCTGCAGGGCGATGGCTTCCAGCGCTTGCTGCATGACCTTGGGATCAGTGATCTTGGCGTTCTGCTGC